AAACTTAAAAATATAAGTGATGCTGTCTTTTATAGAATGCCGATGAGATCAAATGCAGACAAAGAGGTATTTACACAACTTCTTAAGAAAGGGTTTCCTAAGAAGGTCAGACAGAGAAAAGAAATGCTTGATCAACATATGAGAACAGATAAACTCGAAGAGATTTCTCCATCTATAGCAAAGACACTGATCTGGCACGTTGCCTAGGAAAATATGGCTACAACACCATCAGACGCATATGACATCATCTTCTCGCTTGGCGAGGTGATGAAGTCTATGCGCACACATTTTGATTTACAAGATTTACAATGTACTAATGTCAAGTTTGAAATTGATTTTAATACATCTGAACGATTTGAGTTTGTGTACGACATGAGTACAGGTATGCCTGGACCAGAGGTAATGATACGCAAACTCGAGAACTCACAACTTATTGACTATCAATACTCTCATGATGCAATGGGTGAACCAGAAACAAGAAAGGTACAATGACCATCCAACGTGAATACGAGGATAGTTGGGGTGATAAGTTTACTATACCTCAACACTCAAATGAAATCCATCCATCATACAACTCGCTGGGTGGAAGTGAACTTTATACTATAAACCTTTTCAAGCATGTACCTAAAGAGGTACGTGACTCTTTCAATATTGTTGTCTCTCGCTATGTACCTGAGGTAATCGACGAGAACAAACCATCTATCTATATCTGCCAGGATCTGTACAATGATCCTATGTATGAACACCTGCGTAATGGTGGGCACGAAAAGTTTGAGCGAATCGTATTTGTCTCACACTGGCAGAGAGAAATGTTTCAACGATACAACTACGGTATCCCTCTCGAAAAAGTATTGACGGTACATAATGCTATCATGCCTATTCTTGAGATAGATAAGGTAGAGATGGGAGTAGAAGGATCTGATGCTAAGTATCGCATCGCCTATACATCCACACCACAACGAGGTCTGGCAGTTCTCCTTGAGGCATGCCGTTTGCTCTATGAGCAACGTCGTCAGGACTTTGAGGTAGATGTATACTCCTCATTTAAGATTTACGGGTTCGAGAAGAATGACGAACCTTTTCTCCCACTCTTCGACAAAATGAAGGAGACTGAGTGGGTTAATCATGTAGAGCACATGGACAATGCTGATCTTCGCAGAGAGTTAGGTAGGACACATATTTGGTGTCTGCCCTCCATCTGGGAAGAGACTTCCTGTATGGCAATGATGGAAGCAATGCACGCAGGTTGTCTACAGATTGCATGTGCATACGGGGCATTGCCCGAAACTTCTGCAGGATTCGGCATTATCTATGACGTGCCTCCAACTCCAGAAACCCATATCCAACGTCTGGCAGGACTGCTAGACCATGCTATGAATACGTACACCTTAGATGGAACTAAGGACATGATGAATTTCCAACGTGCGTATGCTGATCGTTTCTATACCTGGCGTACAAGAGGTCGCCAGTGGCAAGCACTGCTCGGTTCTCTCAAGGCACAACTTGAAGGGGAAACTGAAGCAGAGGTAAAAGCACCTGAACCTGAGGAACAAGTACAAGAGGTCGAAGTTCCTTCTGTCGGAGTAAACGTCGCACCAGTAAACTGATATGATTTTAGTCGATGCAATGCAGATTTGTCTAGCGAATATCTCTATCGCCATGAAAGTATATGGCGATGAGGTAAATGAGGGTTATATTAGACATATGATCCTTAACTCGCTTAAGAACTACAATAAACAACATAAGGAGGAATATGGTGAAATGGTCCTCTGTTATGATGGTAGTAAAAACTGGCGTAAGTCAGTCTATCCAGAGTACAAGGCACATCGCCCAAGGGTTCGTTCAGAATCTCCAGAAGATTGGGATCTTATCTTTTATTGGATCCACACAATCAAAGATGAAATCAGAGAGAACTTCCCTTACAGAGTGGTTCATGTCGATACTGCCGAGGCAGACGACATCATTGCTGTCTTGGCTCGTGAATCTGATCCGTTCGAAAGGCATCTTATTATATCGTCAGATAAAGATTTTGTCCAGTTACATGCCATTTCAGGACTTAAGCAATATGATCCGATCCGTAAAAGATGGATTGATGGCGATCCTACCGAGTCACTTATTAATAAAATATTCTATGGTGATAAGGGAGATGGTGTCCCGAACATACTGTCAGATGACAAAGTATTTGTCGAAGGTCGTAGACAAACTCCTCTCCAGAAGAAGAAGTATGAATCCTGGAAAGGTTTCGAAGACCCTGTGGCAGTACTGCCGAGGGAATACGTTAGTAACTATAAGCGAAATAAAACAATGGTGGACCTTAAGGCACAACCAAAAGAAGTAGAGCGAGCTATACTCGCTCGTTATGATGAAGGTGTGAAAGGTCGTAATGATAAAATATTTGGATATCTTATCGATAAAAGGTTGGCGAAATTACAAGAGTCAGTACAAGATTTTTTTGCTAACTAAATATTACAGTGAATTGAAAACTATATTAGGATACACTATGGATTTACCTACTAAAACAGACGACATTCGCATATCCATTCCCCAGATATTGGATACTGTGAATAAAGAGAAGTTTCATGATCGTAAGGTCGAGTTGCTTCAACTACATAACCATCTGGGACTTCAGATCTTCCTGAAGGCACTTATACATCCCAACATCACATTCAAGTTACCACGAGGGCAGATTCCTGTCAAGAATGCAGATCAACATACGGGTGACACACCCACGGGTCTCTATAAACTTGATAAGGCATATCAATGGATCTCTGGTACTGCTGAGTGTGAGAGAGTAAACAACATTGAACGTGAGCGAACTTTTATGGAGTTTGCTGACACAATGGATAGGACTGAACTGCCAGCATTAATCGCCTTGAAAGATAAGGATCGATCACAGTGGCCAGGTATTTATGACCAGTGTGTAGTTGATGCTTTCCCAGATATGTTTACTGAAGAGGAAAAGCAGTTACTGAATCCTGAGATCCCAAAGCCAAAACCAGGTCCTAAGCCAAAACCCTAAATAATGGACACTATGAACTACGTTGAATTGACTTACAATGCCCTCAACTCTACCTACAATGCTAAAGCAGAAGAAAAGAGATTTGAGGTAATCAAACTTATGAATGATGGAGGATCGATAGAAGAAATCGACATGGCCATTGAAGAATGGGCACTCGTCATTCAAAAAGGTCAACTATTAAATAGCATGGTTGATAGGAAAGATGAAACACAAGCAACTCAAGAACAAAGTGCAGGCATTGCGCAACCTACGAACTGAGATGGCTAAAACTCGCCTCTCATGGAAGGCAAAAGATAATCTTACTTTCATGTGGGGAGTTGTTTGTGAATTAGATCAACACGACAAATTACCAACTATACCTTACCCAAAAGGTGACGTAACAATAGAAGACTTGAAAGGAGAGTCAGCATAGATTATGGAAAACAGACAATTACTTGAGGAGGCAGTTCAATCTGTTAATGACCTCGAAGGATTTGCCTGTCAAATCGGAGTAGGGAAAGGCAACGGATCGCTTAAAATCCTGGGCGAGTTGTCAAAAGAGAAGTTGCTTTTACTGATTGACCCATTCGGAGAACATCAGTATCGCACAATACAGGATGGTATGCCAGTCGACAAGACGGCATACGGAACTAGAGAATCATATTCGACATTGGCGTCGCTCTACAGTTTAGTTAGTGCAGGCACTTGGCCATACTTTCTATACTATCCAATGGAGGATATCGAATTTTACGAACATTTTCAAACAGGTATTTTTTTCTATAATAATGGTGAAAAGAGCAGACTAAATGAGTATTGTTTTGTGCATTTTAATGCGCATAAAAATGTTTTGAATCTACTCGAAGGTATTCGTTTTTTCGACGAGCGAATGGTCGTCGGTGGCAAATGGGTGTTTGAAGACACCAGCCAATTAAATGAACACCAGCATCAAATTTTAGATGATCTCATGGATGAGACTTCCATGGTTGAATGTGATCGTTATGAAGATATCATCGTATTTGAAAAACATGAACCTCCTCCAGAAGAAGAGGAAGAGGAAGTAGATGCAGACGAGTAGAAACTGTTTGATCCAATTAACGAGGGAATATGAAAGTATTAGTTCTAGCAGTAGCACTGCTTCTATTAATGCCAGTAAAAATCCAATTCGGCAACAGCCAAACCAATGCGAGTGCGTATGATCAAAAACTGGTCGCATTCGAAGAGAGCATATTTGTTGCTAGACAGAAAAGCATCGAATGTATGGCTCTCAATATCTATCATGAGGCACGGTCACTGTCCACGGCAGGACGACTGGCAGTCGCTCAAGTTACACTCAATCGAGTAAACTCAACAAAATACCCCAACACAATCTGCGAAGTTGTATACCAAGGCAAGCACTGGATCGCCAAAGATGGCTCAAAATACCCACGTAAGAACTTGTGCCAATTCTCATGGTACTGTGATGGGCGAAATGATTTACCAACAAACAAAAAGATGTACGACCAATCCATTGAACTTGCTACACAGGTTGTTGATGGAAAATGGCCAGATGACATCACTGACGGGGCAATGTATTACTATGCCAACTACATCGATCCACCAAAGTGGACG